TCCCGGTAGACTACACGATCTACACCTTCGAAAGGATGACGCTCGCCCATGTCTTCAACTTCGTAAACGCTCCACTCGCTGTTCTTGATGCCCAGACTGGCCTTGACTTCGTCAAAGTGACGACTCTTGCGAGAGAAGGCACGATCGTCCTGATCATATGCGCTGGCTAGGCCGCGACGGATTTCGCTGGCACTGTGCGCCAAAAGTTTGAACAATTCAGGATTGAGAACGTCCTCAAGACGACGAACTACACCGTCAAGAGTACATAGGCCATTGTGAACGGTCTTGAATTCTTCGGCGGACAAAGTAGGTGAGCAGTTCATATTAGGCAACCTTAGGATCAAATTCGCAACCAACATCTGCCGCTGCCGAGGACTGCGCCAGATAATCATAATATTCAATCAGCGAGTCTGCAACAGCTCGAACCTCGCTGTAAGTAACATTGAACTTTTCAGCAATCTCTACATAAGAGAGTTCGCCTTGCTCAACGGCGTCCTGGATATCAATGGACAAATCGCTCATTCTGGACATCATCTGCTCCGTTTTTGTCACTATGAATACAGTATAACATCAAACGAAAACCCTGTCAACCGCAGGGTTTTTAGCAGTTTTTTGTGCGTTGCACAAAAACAACACCTATTTAATAGGAATTTTTAATGTCAAAACGGTCAACAATAGCTTGTCTGCATTTATGAACCGTGAATTCCACAACACTACGATCGTAGGTAGTGTGTGCATGACGACAGTCGGTATTGTCTAAGGCCAGCAGGCATTCCTGAACAACAAGTTCAGCAAATCGTTCAATTCCTTCTTGGGCATAGCTGTCAAGCTCATCCCAACAACCTTGTGCAGTTAATCCTGCTTGATATAAGCAATGTTCAATTCTTTCATTCATCTTAGTGCGGCGGCCATAATATAGTCTCTAACCTGGACTCGACCTTGGGGACCAGACTGATAGACTTCTTCGGGTGTCTTCATATCAAAAGCCCGATTAGGGCTATTCCACCAATCGTGAATCAATTGCTCTCGACCTAATAGTCCAAGCAAAATTCTATTCAACGGTGGTTTAATGACTACATCAGACATACGGTTATTTATTAAAGGTGGCGACCAAACAAACAATAAATCACAAACCACTTGTTGTATGGATTTTCAACCCAATAAGAATTTTTACGCCAGGTCATACCATCGGGACCCCACTGCCAATGATATGTTCCAAAACGGATGTTGAACCAAAGATTGCTCACGATTCAACTCCGAATTGTTTGATAACAAGATTTAGTGCTTCAACAACTTTGATATTGAGTGCAACATCTTCAGGATGCAGATAGGATCCTTTTTTATAATCTTGTAGTTCTTTTTTTAAGAAAGAGCGATACTCTTTTAAATTAAGAACGGTGATTCGATCTGCGGTTTCACCGTCCAGTGAAATGGGTCCAATTTTTTTAGACATTTATTCAACTCCGAAATGGCGGCGAATGGCACCGGCACACTCTCGGGCAAATTGGGCAGTGGGGGCTTCGTTGTGTAGGAAACGGCCACCTTCAACAACCCCCAGACATTCCCGAACAATCCTGTGCCCATATTCGATCATTTTCCGTTCATCGTATAGATCGAATCCACGACCATCATGGGACACCTGATAATCAACTATATATGGATTGGGAAGTAATTCTTTTAACCGTTCGTTCATCGTGGATCCAGTCCGCCCGTGCTAACGATATCAGTATAACTGGAATTAGTCTTTGCTGTCAAGTGTCGGATGGCCTCTTCCCAACCTTCCTGAAAAGTATTCCAGTGGTCTTCCAACAGATCACTCATATACTCGCCATTGGGTTTGCGACGGAGGCCGTGTGCTGTGGGACTGCCCGCAAATTGCAGTGACGGGTAAGTGATATTCTCAAATGCCTGTCGCATGGGATCGGCTTTTGGAAAGTCCACAGGATTACGGGTGTTAGTATAGTGTGTCATTTGCTTTCTGTCAGTTTCTTTTTCAATTGGCGAATCTCGGCCTTGAGATTGCGATTCTCATAGTCAGCCCAGCCTGCCCGTTCCTGCATTTCACGCATTTGTTTCTCAAAGTCGCGGTCGCTGGGAGTAACATCTTCTTCTGGGATGATAAAGAATTTACCCTGATCCCAGTCAAAGCCCATCTGGGCATTCTTTACCTTGACAAAAGGGCTTCCACCTACAGTAGAGTATGGGAGTTTGATCTGGATCACCACCTCGGGATCTTCGTGACGACCGTCCCGGTGATAGAGATTGACCAGGCGGTGTAGTTCGCTGAATTTCACGATTCCGCTCCAAAATGTTTGAGTAAATCTACCCGTGCTGCCTCATCTATGAGTCCAACATTTTCATTGATCCAGTCAGCACTTTCTTGGACAATCAACAGTGCGAATTGTTCAAAGGCCTCTGCGGCGTTGACATTTTTTGTCAGCACGATTCCGTTATGCTGGGTGCCCAGACCCACCTGGTCTGCCAGTTCTTTAATTCGTTCGTTCATAACACTTTACCTAGTACACCGTAAATCAACGCATCCAGTTCTTTCTGATAATCTTTTCCGTTACGACGATTCAACCAAATAGTTTCCAGTAATCCACGCATAGCATCAGCATCAACGTATTTGGTGTTGTAATCATGCCCACGGAGTTCCAATTCTTCAATTAAATCATCTGTATCAAATTCATCTAGATTAACTTCTACCTCGGCGGTAACATAACGATAAGCCATTTTTCTTTACCTCACTTAATTAAAAAACTAAAAATAACCATAAAAATTGTAAAGTAAGCAGCCGCACCTACCATCAATAGATATACAACGACCCAAACGCCTGCTCTATCTCCTTCACTCATTCTTCAATCCCGAAATGTTTTTTAATATCATCAACGCAGCGACGGACTTCCATATCCTCACGGTTCAGATCACCCATGAACCGACTATTGAGTACCTTAATACAATCCTGAACAATCAACTCGGCGAACTTTTCTAGATTCATGCTATCTAGCACTGGCGGCTTAGGATCACCTCCATAGAGATAAGTTTCGCAGTATGCACCTGCACGGGTTGCCAGATCATAGATTCGTTTGTTCATTTCTGTTGTCTTTGTTCTACAATCCTCATGATATGTTCAACCCACTCCGGATTCCGGTCAATAATTTCGTCGATCACATCATCTAGTTCATCCAGACTTCGCTTGTCCTGTGCAGGATTACGCAGGCATTCCAGCATTTCATCTAGAGTAAGATTTTTATCAGTCACTGTCGTTCTCGATTGAGTTAAACAGCAAAAAGGCAAACTTCTGACAGAAAACATTGAACCAAAGTGTGTTCATTACTTCTTCAGGTGCACCTGCTTCTCGAGCAATTTTAGCCAGTTCTTCGTTCATCGGTCAACCTTCGATTTTTACGCTAGATAGCCATTCCAGTTCTTCTCGGGCTTCCTTCTCTGTATCAAAACCACTGGCATCGTAACTACCATCGTAGAGTTTGACATAGTAGCCGCCTACACCTGGACTATGATCCACATCCAATCCATATTCGCCTACGCCTTTGATTTTAAAGATAGCCTGATCCATTTTACATGCTCCAGTAGGTCTCACTGGCCGGGTTGCAACACCAAGGAGTATCCGCGGCAATCACAACATCTTCACCGGTCATCAAGTTCTTGACAACCTTGGTGCCCACAGGATGCTTGATGTGGAATAGGAGTTCTTCCAAGACTTGGTAGACAGCCCGGCCTGCGTTACGGTTAGAGCAAGTAGCAGACCTCTTAGCACCTGCCGCACTCTCGAAATACCGCTTGTCTTGATGAGGAAAATCTTTGTGGAAAACTACGTACATTTTTGACTCCTAAAAATTAAGCAGCCTTTTGAAAATACTCAGCGACTTGGTCGCCGGTGATGACATCGCCGTTACGCATGGTGTAGACCACACGATAGTTGGCCACACCGCCACCCATCTCCATGTCATATTCTTCGGTCTTACGTTCGACAGCAGAGTTCATGTAGCCATGCTCACCGTTCTCCACGGTGCGGTTGGCAACCCAACGACCACCGATCCAGCGCAGTTCGTAGGGGGTCTCCCAGGGTTCGCACACTACAGCCGAGTTGTCAGCAACAGAGTAGTCAATGACATACTCTTCGAACATGTCGTTGCGAGTGTTGATCAAGGCAGTCAGAGTAGGGATACCCTGTTCTTGAACCCGGGCGACATGAGCAGGAGTCAGGTCGGGAACAACAAAAGTAGAGCCGCCCTTGAACTTCCAGTAAGGCTTTTCAGCAGAACCGTAGTTTTCGCGCACTTGGGTTTGAATGACGATCTTCATACTTGGCTCCGTTTGTTGACTGTCTATGTAGTGATTATAACCGAGATTTTATTCTAGGTCAACCGTTTTTAGTGGCTGTTCAGCGCAGGCTGATGTGCACGGATCAGCTCGCGTTCACGAGCATGAGCAGGCTTGCGGCCACGGACGAATTCTAGTACACCGTAGGTATGAGCTTGGGCGCCGTGTTCACGAATGCTAGCACACAGGGCCCAGCTCTTGCCTTCGGTTAGTGCACGACGAACGTGCTTTTGCATACGAACACGCAGGGCCTTGGCCACCCGTTGACCCACCACAGTGATACCCACATACTGCTCGCCGGTTACCGTGTTAGTAACAACATAAACAGCATGTCGCGTATCTTGACGGCGTTTGCGGGCTTGCTTTTGCATTTCCATATGGAAATTATAAGGTATTTCGGGCCCGTGGTCAACCGTTTTTTGTTGCAAAAAAACCACAAAAATCGCAAAAAACCCAGGGTTTTGTAGGGTTTTTGTGCACTGCAACATTAAATGTTGCTATTTTGCCACGATTTTAATGTATCGTAATGCCTGCTCTTGACAAGCTCTGAGCACTTGCTATACCAAAAATTGCCAAGATTTTCACTACATTTTCAGGAGGATCATCAAACAAATCATCGGAGCCAAATATTGTTTTTAGATTGCCCTCGCAGTCTACTAGGAATCCGAAGTCATCATCGTCGATGCTGATGTCGGTATTTTGTTCAAGGTCTTCCAAAGACCATTCGGAGTTGTTATCTCCGCTTTCGGATCGTTTTGACATGATCGACTCCTTGTGCTAAAAGTATTTACTCACGACGATCCGATATTATCGTGATAGTTTATTGTTACACACTAAACGAACTTCCGCAACCGCACTGACCGCTGGCATTGGGATTGTTGATTACAAAACTACTGCCCATGAGTTCTTCTTTGTAATCTAGAGACGCCCCATTGAGATATTGCATACTAATAGAGTCAACTAATATCTCAAAAGGATCTAGATTAACAGCAAAGTCATCCTCATTTTTGGCGTAATCCAACATAAATCCATACTGAAATCCCGAGCAGCCGCCGCCTTGAACATACACACGAAGAAAGACTTCTTCGCGACCTTCTTCGTAAAGTATGTCCGAGATTTTTTCTTTGGCGCGGTTGGTTACGATGATCATTTGAATAGTATCAAACTCATAACCACTGTTTGTGCAACAAAGCCAATACAAATGGTTGCAATGTATAGAAAATTACGTTCAATCAACGCCTTGAAGAACAGAGTAATCAGTGCACTCCAAACAAACAGCATGATGTCCACTGGTGGTAGCTTGTCACTCTTTCCTACTAAGACTGCCAACAAGGTTGGCATACTAGACAAGTGCAACAAAATAATAGTTACCCACCCTAGGGTATGTGCACTCATCTTGCCCAAATGTGTGGTAATAAAATACCAAATAAGAGTAGGAATTTGCTTAACAAATTCAAAGATACTGGAAATCATTTGTGCTCCTTAACGATAAAAAATATGACGGCCAACCTTGGCTACCTTTTCACGCTTCCAACCTGGATTAACATAGTCTGCATGATAGTACAATGCTTCAGTTAAGCTGGGAAGTCTAAAGTCTTCAAGTAAAACTTTTTTAGCCACAGTCATGCATTCTTCATAAACTGCCTTGTTCATTGGCTTCATAGCAGTTTCTCGATCGCAATACCAACTGAATTGGCAAACTACCTTTTCGTAAAAAATGTTCTTTTGATAGATTACACGGCAAACGTCGTTAGGGAAACCTGAGGCGTTTGTACGATTAATGGTAACCTGAGCCACGGCGACCTTACCTTCAAATGGTTCGCCACCAGCCTCGTGATAGATATTCTTGGCCAAGCAGGCCAATTGACGCTCACGCATTTGTGCTGTGACGTCGGATTGTTCAGCAACAGAGGCATTGCCAAATTTATGAGTCATTGTCCATTTCAACAGTGCGGCACTTAGTAGTAAGCCAATTGCCATCAACACCGTTGCAGTAATAATTACTAGAGTTTGGGGAACTTTGACATTTTCATTCAAAGTTACCTTCGACGGCAAGTAAGTCATTATATCTCCTTCTACAGTGAATGCTTAGTGCATATAATGAACATGTCATTATAACACAAGCTCGAAATCAAGAGCAAGCTAAACGGTTTAACAGTTAACCTTGTCCGGATTTTTTCTTTTTATACCACTCAACTGGATCAAGTTGTGTGTTAATTGGTATGCCACGATCTTGTAGACGTTTATGGTTGTAACCTTCGTCGATACTGGCAGTGATTGCTTGGCCGGCAAAATTTGGAGTGGCCATAGTTCGAATAAACGATTCGGTTCCCTGATCAAAATCATCTTGATGCACGGTACCTAGAGTAGCAGAAAATCCCAAGACTTCGTCAACTGAACCTTTGGGAACATCTGTAGGGTCAAACCCAATCTTATTAAGATTGACTTTTTCTCTTAATAAACTGCTATGAAAATTAGTAAACTGGCTATTACCGCGAGCAAGATCGGCCTGCAACTCAGCGTTGGTTGAACTATTAATAGCATTTACTGCCGCAGTGATCTGCGCAGCAGCCTGCACACCCCCGGGATCGCTATTTTCGTCAACTGCCTGTGCAGCCAAAATTGCATTACGCAGATTTTGTCCTAGTGTGCTATTGGCAATTTTTGCTTGCAGACTGCCGATAGTAGTACACCCTTCTGAATACGGTTGACCTGATGCTGATCCAAGAAAATCTTTAATAGTAGGACTACCAAAAGCCCCAGATCCCTCTGGCATTTTTTCTAACGCAGTAGCAAACAAGGCATTTACCTGACTGCCTCCCATGTTAGGCAATTGATCGAGAAAGTTAGTGTTGGTTACTTTGATATCACCAACGAAATTCCCAAGGTCGCGAAAATCAGTAAAGCGATCGGTGAAATCAGCATTGTTGAATTTTTTAGACAAGGCAGCAAATGAACCACCAGCTGCCGCTACTCCGCCGGCACTGAATACTTTATTAATGTCTAATACATCGGCTAGACTTTTAATTGAATCTGGATTTTCTGGTTTAAATCCAACGCTTTTAATAATAGTATTAAGGTCGGTTCCAGTAACTTTGCTCAACGCAGAGGTAAGGCTTTTTTGGTCGATGTTAGATAAATCGCTAACATTAATTCCTTGTCCACCAAGAATTTCTCCGAGTTGACCATGCCCTTTATCAATTAAATTTTGCACCAGAGCTCTGGGGTCATCTAAACTAGTTAACTTAGTTATGTCAAACATACTGCCCATTTTGGTTTTTAGATCGGCAGTTAATTGTCCAAACTTTTCTGTGCCCAGTGCGAATTCTTTAGATAGTCCATTGGTAACAAAACTAAGAGGATCCTTAAGATTGAAACCTAAATTTTTTGTAAGATCGCCATTGGTATATTGATCGATTAATCCTTTGAAATTAGCAGTCGAAAATCCCGAAGTCGATGCTTGGGTAAGCAAACTAGTGAGACCTTGTGGACCATTGGTTAATAATTGTGTGGCTTGCCCAGAAATACTAGTGAACAGGTTATTAGGATTGATTCCGGTAATACCCTGAGGAACCAAACTGGTCAGATTAGAAGGTACAGCACCAGTTAAAAAGCCAGGTGCACTTTGTATGGCTGATGTAATTGCAGTTAATCCACTGCCCGCTCCAGCAAGAGCACCCTGAGCTGCCGATGCAATAGGAGAAGATGATAGTGCCCCTAAAGCCGAAGTAAATCCGCCCGGAATTCCAAGCCCGGTACCACCCATGATTCCTGCACCTGCTAATGTTTGCAGAGCTGTACATAATTTACACATAAAAGTATTTATCTACTTTTATGGCGGGTTTCAGTACTTTTGCTTATATAGCACCGACCTGAACGTCGCAACTACCCATTATAACTATGTCACCACAGGCAGCAGGACTACCTTGATGTGCTACCGGCTGACCTTCGGCTAACACAGTACAAGCTCCTTTTATTAAAGGACTAGGAACTTTGTGCGGACCTTTAAAAGGCTTATGTGGCACAACAAGGTCGCCCACTCGTGCCACAGGCATGCCGTTGACTAATACCGAACAAGCGCCTTTAAGCACTTTGCCTCCTAAGCCCACTGGATCCATGACAGTTCTGCAGGCGCCCGGCATGTTTATCCTTCGGTATTAACTACAACAAAATAATGATCTCGCATTTTTTCGTGTGTGCGACACATAGAAATAATATGCTGATCTCTTAAGGTTAAATTTTCTTTGTCTGGATCTAATCCAAACATAGCTTGAATTAAACCAATTCCCTCAGGACTAGTAACAACAATACAAGGCTTGCTGAGTTCATAGGTTTGATTATCGGTGCTAACTAATACACCGCAAATTTCATCCCCAGTGACAGTTTTAAACGATAGCAAATCGCCAATTTCGTATTTGCTTTTAACTTTCTCGATTAACATTAACTTGTTTCCTTTAGTACTTGAAAAGCCGCATCGTCAAGTTGAGCCAAGCCTTGATATCCACCTTCTACAAAAACTTTACCGTTATGATAAATTTGCGGGACTGTACGATGTCCAGCATTAACAATAAATTCTTTAGCAGATGCATCAAGATCTACACGAACTTCTTCGAATGCCACACCTTTTTGTTTTAGTAACATCTTAGCACGATCACAAAAAGGACAATTTGATTTACTGTATACTGTTAACATATTATTAAGATTGAATTGTAGTTGTCACTACAAGATCATTGCTTGAAAGTTCTAGATTTAGATAAATTCTCGATTCGATATCAGCAAATGCATTGATATTTAGAGCAATGTCTTGATCGACTATTTGATTGGTCGTAGGAAATGGTTCTTCGTCGCGTAATAAACGACTAAATCTAACTAAAATAAATTCGTCTTTAATTACCGACATTAAGATTAGATTAGATTATACCTGCACGTTAGATACAAAATTTGCTTCTACTAGAACCAATGCAGGAACAAGACCTTGTGCAAAAGCTTCTACGTTGCTTCTTATTTCTTCGGTGGCTGCTGTGGTATTGGCAACATTAGCAGAATCCGGAACCAACAGACTAAATCTAATTAAAATCTGTTCTTCATCAATTTTGGCCATTTATTTCTCCTTAGATATCTGGAAGTTCACTGTGCTTAACGGAATCACTCATTACGCCGATGACATAATTAGTGCTTTCATTTTCCTGTAGAGCAGTTTGCTTCTTATTAATATTTATGTGTTTGTTGAACCAAGGTATAGGATTAGTTTTAGGATGCTCTTCCAAATATTTGATTCCTACTTCTTTTAGCTTGGTAAATGCGGTATAGTCAACAAAATCCTTAAGAATTGCAGCATTCAATCCAATTACTACACCCTTCTTAAACAAATAGTCAGCCCAGGTTTTTTCTTCTTGAATAACTTCCAGATACATAGCGTACACTTCTTTTTCGCAGGCTTCAGAAATAGGAACGAAATCGAGATCATCTTTAATTGTCTGATTGATGATCCAAGCAGTCCATTCAGCGTGTAAGATTTCATCTTGCAGGATAAGACTGATAATGTTGCCGTTACCGATATAAATTCTATTTTCTACCATTGCAAGACTGGTAGCAAAACTGACCATGAACCGTAGGGCTTCAAGGGCGTAGGAGGCGTGTAGTGCCATCCATATGGCTCGTCTATGCTCCATAATATCAATTTCTTCTCCCAGCTCTTTACGACAGTTAAGCTGGTGTAAGTTTTCGTAGTGACGACCAATATTAGCAGCCATACCAGCAATTTCACTTGTATCGTGAATCTTGTTAAATTCCTCTTTGGGTACACCATAAACATTCCTTATGATATGACTGTAACTCTTGCTATGAATACTGGTTTCAAAAAATCCCCAGGTCAGAGTAAGAGCCTCTAATTCAGGAATACTGCATACAGGACCAAATATTTGACTTGGTGCCCTGCCCTGAATACTGTCCAACGCAGTTTGTCTTAGTAGATTTGAAGTAAAGATGTGTTTAACTGCATCACTGGCTTCTTTGTGATCGATTTTATCTTTGGTCAATGAAATTTCTTCGGGTACCCAA